CGAGACATCGGCTACCTACTGGCACAGAAGCAGAATCACATCTTCAATTTCAAATCGATCCGCGACTTTTCGGTGCGGAATATGTCGTTCGCCTTCCTGCAATTCGTCGGTGACAGCACTCAGTACGAAGAGTTTCTGGATAAGATTAATAAAGGGTTTCGGGTACTTCGCAAAGATCCGGACACGCAGGGAGAGCACGGCTATAAATCGCCTGACAGCTCCTATCTGGGAGAGGCTGGGCAGATCCTTGACAAAGACACCGAAGCGTTCATGGAGTCAGCCTTCCGCTCCTATGGCGATGCAGCGAGGCAGGTGACCGCGACCGAGATACGTCAAGAGTCACGGTCCGGCGTGGAGGCGTTCCTGACGCTCCTTGTCTCTTCGATCGACGAATTTGAGAATCACTGCCTGCATCTTCTGGAACAGGTCTACTTCCCTGACCAGCCCTCAAGCTGGGGCAAGGCGTTTGTCAGGCGAAACGATGACTTCCAGCCGGAGGACAAGACCGAATCGCTGCGTAAGGTGTCGGAGGTGATCCGCAACGTGTCGGATTCAATGAGCATCCGTAAGAAGGTCGAGCTGCTTCACCCCGGCATGACCGATGATGAGATTGAAGAGGAGGTCGAGCGGATTAATACCGAGCGGGGCGCGACGATCCCTGATCCATTTATAGGGCCATGACCGAGAATGCGTTCACCAACCTATCCCGTCCACTGGTCGAGCGATCCGAGCGATTAAGCCTGTGGCTGATCCGTCGGCTTCGGTCTATCGCTTTGCGCCTTGTCAGTGATCCGGACGTGGTGGTGAGCCTCGTCAGCGAGTCGAGGGCCGTCACGAGCCAGCACGAGTCGTTTCTGGATGAGGCGACCGACTGGATCGATGAGGCGCTGCCTACGTCCTATTTGCGCGGCATTGAGCAGGGCAACCGGTCCGGCAGGGAGTCGGGCAATCCGATATCGGCAGGCAGGTTTGCAGAGGCTGGCATACTGGCGCCGTCCGGGCCGCCTTCACCGATTTCACCAAAAGCCAGAGAGCTGCTGGCAGATTACCCGCAGCATTTCACGATGTACGAAGTCTTTCAGGGTGCGGCCTACCGCGACTTTGAAGCAACGCGGATACCGATTGTCCGGGAGCAGGAGGATCGGATCAGGCGACTATCGGTGCAGGCTTCCGAGTCGGCCTATCGAGATGCGGACACATTCACCCGCCGCGAGATGTCCGGCCAGCTCATGACCCAGTTCGCTGATGAGGGCATCACAGGGATTCGCTACAGCAATGGCCGCACCATGAAGCTGGACTCTTATTCGGAGATGGTCGCACGTACTCAGACGGGTAACGCGGCGCGTCAGGCCAATATGAACCGATTGCAGGAATACGGCATGGATCTGGTGCAGATATCGCAGCACTTCCCGACATCGGATCTGTGCGAGCCATATCAGGGCCGGGTGTTTTCCATTTCGGGGCGATCTGACCGGTTCCCGTCGTTGCAGGACGCTATCGCAGGCGGGCTGTATCACGCTAATTGCATGCACTCGCAGGCCGGATACACGCCGGGCATCAATAAGCTACCTGATGAGGATATGGCCGTACGTGAGAACCGCGACCAGTACGAGGCCAAGCAGGAGCAGCGCTATAATGAGCGTCAGGTCAAGGCATGGAAGCGCAGGGAGGCAGCAGCCATGACCGAGGCGGAGCAGGTCAAGGCAAAGGCCAAGGTTCGCCAGTGGCAAGCCCGACAGCGCGACCACATAAAATCGAATGAGTTCCTACGAAGAGATTACAGTCGTGAACAGATATGAGATGCCGAAAGCGCAGATACGATAAGAAAGGCGCTGAATCAGCCCTAAATCTATTGCGCCAGAGCAAGACGATACCGAAGCGGCCCGAACGAATCTATCACTGTGACCAGTGCCAGTCGTGGCACATAACCCGCAATAAAAACAGGCAGAAATATGAGCATTAAAGCAATCATCGAAGGAAAGGAAGTCGAACTGAAGCCCGACGAGTTGAAGCTGGGCGAGGGGTTTGCCCTCATCACCCCGGATAGCGTCCCGAAGGGGTACTTCACGCAAGAGGCGCTTGATAATGTCGTCAAAGACCGTCTCGCCAAAGAGCGCGACAAGGTGAAGAGCGCCCTGCAGGACGATCAGGAGTTTCACAAATCCATTTTCTCCAAGTACAACGTCACGCTCGGCGATGACGGCAAGCCGAAGGGCCTCAAGCCGGACTTTGACCCGGAGGAGTGGAAGGCGCAGGCTGCCAAGCAATTGACCAAGCCGTTGCAGGAGGAGAAGGAGAAATTATCGACTCAGCTTGAAAAGATGAAGCGCGGCATGGTCGAATCGCATATCCTCAAAGCCGCCAACGGCCTGTTTCAGGAACAGTATATCAAGTCATTCACTGGCGATGATGATCCGTTTGTGGTTCAGAAATTCGCCGGAATGTTTGACGTCGATGAGAACGGCACGGTGGCACTCAAAGACCCACAAGGCGGATTCCGGCCAACTGGCGATGGAGGCAAGTACACCCCAGAGAAGTTTTTCGAGGAGAACAAGGACAAGTTTGCCGACCTGCTTCAGGACAAGCGACAGCGAGGGTCTGGATTCGGAGATGGAGGCGGGGGGTCTGTTAAGTTCACCCCGGAGCAGATCAAGGGCATGTCTGACGAAGAGTACGCTAAGAACCGGGAGGCGATACTGAAGTCCGTCGGTGAATAATTCAGTCAACTGATACACTGGTATTGATCAGTGTATCAGTTTTTATTACATTACCCGTGAGTTCGGTACTCGTTCCGGCTCATTTTGCTGCTACTGTTACCTGTCAGGTCAAAACAGGGCGCCTTCCAGCGGGCATTGACAAACGAGGCTCATCCAATGTCAATCAAACCCGCTATCTCCATGAGTACAGCCAATTTTATACCCGAAATTTGGGCAAGAGAATTGCTTTATTCGCTGAAAAATCAGCTTGTCGGCACATCCCTTGTCAATCGCAATTATCAGGGGGAAATCACCTCTGAGGGCGATACGGTTCACATCCAGTCACCATCCGCAATCAACACTGGCGACTACACCGGGTCGGATATCACGTTTCAGGCTCTTGCCTCCACCACGCAGGCGCTTGAGATCGACCAGGCGAAGTATTTCGCTTTTCTGATCGACGACGTAGATCAGGCGCAGGCAAATGTGCCCTTGATGCAGTCATACATGGGCGAGGCATCCTATTCTCTGGCCAAGGCTGCCGACACGTTTATTCTCGAAGCCTACTCCGAAGCCGCCGCCTCCAATGTGATCAGCTCAGGTGGGTTCACCGATGAGAATGCCTATGAGCAGCTTACCGAGGCCGGGCGGCTCTTGTCGGAATCCGACGTTCCCGATCAGGGGCGATACATCGTTGTCGATCCGGCGGGAATCAAGGCCCTGTCAAACGACCCGGCTTTCCTGAAAGCCTCCGACTTGGGCGACCAGACCGCGCGCGAGGGCTTCATGGGCCGGGCTGCTGGATTCGATGTGTTCATGTCCAACAACCTGATTACCGTCGAGGGCACCGGCGAAGACCCGGACACCAAGCACTACCTGTTCGGCCACCCGATCGCCATTACCTACGCCGATCAGATCCTTAAGACGGAGGCCGGGCGCCGCGAAGCCGGATTCTCCGACTTCGTCAAAGGACTGCATGTGTACGGCAAGAAGGTCGTTCGCCCCACCGCTCTGGGCACAATCGAAGTGCCGCAATCGTGAGGCTCCGCAACCCGAACGGGAGGGTAGTGTCTGTCACGAAGGAAATGTACAGGCGCTATCGCTCCAAAAGAGGATGGTCTGAGGTGGAGGTCTCGAAAGGGACCTCCTACCCGATCAAAGACGAGACTGGATCATGGTACACCCTCTCTGATGGTAGCCGGATTCAGGGACAGGAGAACGCCGAAAAAGCCCAAGCCGAACTCAATGACCTTCTTCGACCCGAACAAACCTGACGACATCGCCCTGCTGCATAAGTCGGTACGCGACTCCGATGAGCTCGATGCGATTGCCTCCAAGGTGGAGTATGAGGTGATCAGCTTCTATCGGCAGCGCAAGAGGTCGACCTATGCTGATTTCTTCAAGTGGGAGCATGGAGCCGATCCGTCACGAGGCTTTTTGGTCAGGCTGATAGGCTACGATCAGGACTCTCCGGAGAATAGCGACGAAGGGTTGAAGGACGCCCTGAGGCGGACGATTGCCGAGGTGGTCAGCGCCACGCTGCAAAACTACACCAGCGAGTCGGTCGCATCGATCCGGCAGGGTCAGCGATCGGTCACCTACCGGGGCGCCTCTCCCGACTGGCGCACATGGCCGGACGGATGGAACCGCCTACTGACTGGCTACGATGCGCGGGAGGCGGTCTATGGCATTTGACCAGTTCCAAACGGCCACGGCCATGCTAAAGCGCATTGACACGGACGGCTTCGGGGATGAGGCGGTAACCGATTCCTTTGAGGTGCAGATCGATCCGGTATTCGGCTGGAAGCGCGCTTTCGATGATCAGGGCGAGCAGTACACCGGCAAGACGACCGTCATCAGCGGGAATGATCGAATTGACCCGTCGCACACAAGGTGGCGACTGGAGTACAACGATCGTGAATATCAGGTATCGGATATGATGCCCTTCTACTCAATTGGCGGCAATCTCTTAGAGCATGTGGAGGTGGTACTGCGATGAGCTGGACACGATGGAAAGGCGACCTACTCAAGCGAGCTACCCGTCAGGCGATGGGCAAGGCTCTGGTCCGGGCCGGGGAGACAGTCAAGCAGCAAGTACTGGCCGAAGTGCCTCACGATGAGGGGATCCTGCAGGCGACCGTCGATGTCTTCCAGAATCCAGTGGACGAGCTCGATGTGGTCATCTCCGCTGGCGGCGGGGCAGGCACGGGCTTCCCGAGAGTCCCTTATGCGATCAAATGGCATGAAACGCCAGCCAACTTCCAGAAAGGGCGCAAGCATAACTATGTGCGAGACCCCTTGAATCAAGTCGGGCCGAGCGAGGTCAGGCGTCAACTTCAAATTGCAGGTAAGCAGACATGGTAAAAGCATCTTTTTCGCAGCACTGGCGCGGCAGCTACTACCCGAAAGGCGAACCGATCCCGGCCAGTGAGGAACAGGCCGAGCGGTTGGTTCGGTGCGGGCAGGCTTACGTGGAGGCTGACACGCCAACAACGGCCAATACGAAGGCCGAGATCATGGCCTATCTCGAAGCGGACGGTATCAACTTCGACCCGTCACTGACGAAAGCCCAACTGCTTGAATTATGCTGAGCACCGGACTGAAAGACTATGCGGAGACGCAAGGTATTGGCGTCTTCGGCCAGGACCTGTTCGTGCGGATGATGCCGGACGGCCCTGATAACGCGATCTGCATCTACGACGAACCGGGCGTGGTCACTCCCGAGATGCACTCGATGGATGCGGACAGCTTCGGGTCGCAATGGCTCATCAGGGGATCCTTCAGGTGGGCCAAGGCCAAGACATTAGAGATTCACCGTGCCGTCACAAGTCTCTCCGGGGAGTATGACGGTATCCACATTCTTGATACCCATATCCAGACTTCACCGGCTTTCGTCGAGAATGACGAGAAGGGTCGGGCAGTCTACTCGATTCACTACACCCACGACTGTAGCATCGGTCAAAACATCCACAGAACACCCCTATAACTATGGCAAGACGAAAAGTAGCAGGCTTCACCGCCACGATTGGAACCGACGCGATAGCCGCCATTCTGGGCTATGAAATCGCCAGCGAGATCTCCGAGGAGGAGGTGGCCGGCCTTGAGGACACGGTCGGAGATCCGCCGATCATCTCCGAGCAGTACCTGGCGCAATCCGTCGGCAAAACGGCATCGATCAACGGTATCGCGGTAGTCGATGACGACGGCCAGGTTGCCGCCGAGACGGCCGCCGAAACCGGATCCGAGGTAACCCTTGAATACCGCTATGAGGACGACACGGGATACGACCTGACCGGCCACTTCACCAATTTCACCCGCACAGGCGACAAGGGCGAGGCGACTGAGAAGTTCAGTGCCACCTTCCGCGTCAACAGCAAGACCGAGGTTACAGCCTGATGACCAACCGCGAGAAGCTTGAAAAGGCCGTACAGCAAGAAGCCGAAAGACAGTCCCAAGAGCTTGTCATCGACTTCGATGCGGCCATTGAGGAGGAGAAGCAGCGCGCCATCACCGTCCGGTGGGAGGGCAAGGAGTACAAGATCCCTGACACCCCGCCGGAATGGTTTCGCCTGATGATCCTTCGCTTCGATGGCGACCCTTCGATGGAGGGCGACATCGAGATCATGCGCCGCCTGTTCGGAGAGGAGTTCGCCGACAAGCTCAATAAGGCATCGGAGGAATCGAACTGGGTCAATGTCCGCATGGCTAACCAGAAGCTGATGAACCCGATCATCAACCGCTGGTTCGGCTTCGATGTGGATGGCGAGACAAAAAAAAAGAAGACGCCCGCGTCGTCATCTGGGGATGGGGAGCGATCGAGGCCGACTTCCAGCGATTCTACGGAATCGACGTCAACCGAGCCGTCTTCCGCGAAGGGATGAGCCACCGACGGTTCATGACACTGCTTGCACACTTACCCCCTGAATGCGCCTTTGGCGACTTCCTGCGGGATAAGACAAATCGTAACGCGGTCAGCCCGCACTATGAGCTGTAACCTATGTCGTTTCTGGTTGGAGAAATAGCCGCCAAGCTTACTGCTGACCCGAGGGAGTTCAATAAACGGCTCGATCAGGCTAAGAAATCAGGCGAGCAGACCACCAGGGTCATTGCCGATGAGTTCAGCAAGATCGGCAAGTCGATGCAGTCGACCGGCTCGACGCTGACCAAGCGCCTGACCCTGCCCCTGGTCGGCTTCGGCGCACTGGCGCTACGGACGGCGGGCAACTTCGAGGCATCTATGAACCGCGTGGCTGCCATCTCCGGAGCGACCGGATCGCAGCTGCAGCAGATGACCGAGCTGGCCCGCGAGCTGGGCGCCACGACACAGTTCTCTGCCTCCCAAGCGGCCGATGCGATGTCGTTCCTATCTATGGCCGGATTCGATGTCAACCAGACGATGACGGCCATGCCTGCCGTACTGAACCTGGCCGCGGCGGCACAGCTTGATATGGCGCAATCAGCCGATATCGCATCCAATATCATGGCCGGGTTCAACATGGACGCTTCGGAGCTTTCCGGGGCAGTCGATGTTCTGGCCAAGTCGTTCACCTCATCCAATACCGACCTCTCGCAGCTGGGCGAGGCCATGAAGATGGTCGGTCCGGTCGCGTCCGGCTTCGGCGTGCAGTTCGAGGAGACGGCCGCGGCCGTTGGGTTCCTTTCTGATGCGGGCATGCAGGCGTCAATGGCCGGAACCGGACTGAGGCGGATCCTGACGACCCTCTCCCGTGAGGCCGACAAGCTGGGCGTTGAGGTTTACGACTCGTCCGGGCGGATGCGATCGCTTGCCGATATTATGACCGACCTGGAACGCACGGGACTCTCGTCTGCGCGCGCTATGGAGATCTTCGGTGATCGAGGCGGGCCAGCCATGCAGGTACTTCTCTCGCGGGGTTCTGACGCATTGCGCGAGATGACCGGTGAACTGCAGGACGCAGGCGGTACGGCCGAACGCATTGCCAAGCAGCAGATGGAGGGATTGAACGGAGCGCTCAAGGAGCTTCAGTCTGCCTTCGAAGAGCTTCAACTGGCTATTGCCGATGCGGGATTGATCGATTTTGGCACAGACGCGGTACGGGTGCTGGCCAGAATCACTCAGGCGATGGGCGACCTTCACCCGATGGTGACGCGAATGGGTGTGGTCATGGGAGGCTTTCTGGCGATCGTCGGGCCAGGCATCTACCTGATGGGCGGCTTCGTTCGGGCGCTTGGAGCGCTCACGGTCGCTACAGGAGCACAGACAACAGCCCAGATCGCCCTGAATCGAGCCATGAAGGCGAATGTGTTCATAGGTATTACAGCCCTTGTCGTCAGCTATGCAGCGAGTGTGGCGAGTGCGGCCGAGGAGACCAAGAAATTCCGAGAAGAGCTGGACGAGCTGCTCAGCCGGGAGACGGGCGCGGATGATTTCGATGAGCTCAACCAGAAGATCATCGAGCAGTCGCAGAAGATCGAGCAGGCTGAAAGGAATTTCAACCGGTACGGGTCATCGTCGAAGGCAGCCATCCGAGGGCAGCGCGCCGAGATCGACAAGATGAACGCCGACCTGCAGAAACTGATCGAGAAGCGCAACCAGGCTGCCGCAGAGAGGATCCAGAAAGTAATCGATGAGCGCTCCGAGGAGGATGTTGACGATACGACTGAAGCGGTTGAGCGGCTCACTATGGAGATCCGCCGGGCCAAGGTCGAGGCGGAGCGACCCACGGGCGGAGTGATCGATCCGGAAGGGCTACTGCAGAACCGCGACTCACTGAGCGACCTGCTCGACCTGAAACTGGAGCTGGGCGAGCCGATCGATTTGGAGTTTCCCGAGGGATCGCTGGGGTCGCTGCAGGAGCGCATGACCGAGCTGCGCGAACAGATGCTTTATGCTTTCGATCCGGAGGTTCAGCAGCGACTGCGCGAAGAGATGGAGATGACGCAGGAGCAGATCGATGACATTATGGGCAAGACGGAGCAGGCCGCCGTACGGGGGCGCGAGTTCGGCAATATCATGGGCAATGCGCTCTCGCAGGCCGTGCTGCACGGGAACGATCTCTCCGATGTATTGAAGAACCTGATCAAGCAGTTTGCATCGCGCGCTTTTGTGATGGGCGTGACGGCACTGGTGACCGGCGGCGCGTCGCTTGGTGGTGGGTCGCTGCTGGGCGCTGTCTTTGGCGGGCTGTTCCATTCCGGCGGCATCGTGCCCGGATCAGGCGAGCGAATGATTCAGGTGCGAGGCGGTGAGGGCGTATTCACCCGGTCGCAGATGAAGGCGATGGGCCGCATGCAGGCCCCTGCGCAGTCCGTTGATCCGGCTCAGATGGAGCGAGCCTTTGCAAAAGCATTACGATCCCACACCTCACGGCTTGGGCCCGATGAGTTCTTTATGCTGACGGAAAAAGGACGGAGGCAGCATGCTTAGAGCCTACTGGGAGCAGAGAAATACATTAGGAGCCACCGAGCGCATTGAGATCCATATTGATGGCTACAGCGGATCGCCCGTCCAGCTCCTGTCCAATAGCGAAGGAGCGCGATTCCGCCACGAGGAGATCACAGCGACCGACTCAGGCGGGATCATCAACCCCTATGCGAATCGTATTCAACGGGGCGTACTGGACTTCTTTCCGCGCATCCAGAGTCAGGCCGAGAGAGATGTGCTGACCGACATTCTGGGCAGGCCACCACGAGAGGTCGAGGTGAGATGGATCCGTGACGGAAGCTTGGAGTGGACAGGGTTCGCCAATACCGAGAACCTTCGCACTGAGCAGAAACCCGCCTACTTCGGCCGGATCAGGGCAACCGATTTCGATATTCTCAAGGGTGAGGACTACCCGATCCAGTCCGGGCGATCGACACTGATCGAGCTACTGGCTGACGTGCTCAATCTGGGCCTGCCAATCGAGACGCGCACTTCATGGACGCATGAGAATATTAACGAAGCAAACGACTTTCTCGCACAGATCTACGCTGAGCGGTCCGCACTGCGCAAATTCGGCCGCTCCGGGGAAGAGGACGAGGCGATCAGCCGGTTTCAGGCGGCAAGGTACCTGGCTGACCCGGCTCTACTGATTCGCCAGTCAGGGGGAAAGATACTTGTCGAGCAGATTTCAGCCCTGAAGAATCCGGGCAATGTCATCTGCACCCTCTACGATGCTGACGGGCTCAATCCGGTGCGGTCGGTTCGGGATCTGCGCCAGAACGCTGCAGCCAGCTTCGACGGGAGCCTGAGCGTGAAGACCTCCTCTGGCGACGACACCTATCCGGCCATCAATCAGGGGCGGATCCGGTACGATCATCGGGCGACCGTGACGGTCGATCAATTCCCGTCACATGTCAGGCTGACGGCCGAGGATCCCACGTATCCGCTTAGCCAGGTCATTGCCTCCTCAGGCGATACTCGTATCAACTTCCTTTCCAGCTCGATTCAGGCGCATTTTGACGGGCCTGTAACGCAGGCTACGATGCAGGTCATCATCTCCGGGCAAGGGATGTACTGGAATGATTCTGCAGGCCAGTGGCAGTCGGCTTTTACGGCCAACTCAGTCAGCCTGATTGAGTACGGGTCAAGCGTTGTCGGCGCATTCGCATTCCGCACCGAGCCACTTCCGCTCGGGTCAGGGCAGCTCTTCATTGAGATTCACAACGCAGCCTCCGGGCAGGAGCAAGCTACCGAGACGCTCGTTGAGGGCATTCATTTCGACATCAGTGACCCCTCCGTCCCCGAAGGCTCCTCCACGGCCATTGACTACCTACTCACGCAGCAGGGCGGCTATACGACCCGCTATGAATACCCTCCGACATGGTACGGTGACGGGCCGACCGGTTACGCCGTGGGGGCGCTCAGCACTGACGCGGCAGGTAATGCTTTGACTCTGGGCGGTTGGGGCCGTCGCGGTGGCACTCTGGGCCGGATTTTTCACGAGAATCTACTGAAGGAAGTGATTGACTTCCAGCGCTCCAACACGCGCAAGCTTGAAGCCAATCTGCACGGTGATTTCGATACAGGCAGGGTGCTGATCTATCAGGGCGAGGCATTCTATTACGTGGGTGGGCAGTACTCATTCCTGCCGGGTCGGTGGAGCGTGACGCTGTTCAGGATTCAGGAGCAGCTATCTGAGGCTGACACCTTCCAGCAGCTCATAAAATACACAGCCGACTCCTCCACCGGCTCAGCCCCTCCTGGTGGCGGCTCTGGCGGGTCCGGTGGAGGCACAGCCAGCTGGAACAGGATCACAGGCAAGCCATCCACTCCGGATCAGTGGGCGACCGAGACGGGCGGGGACAACCGCTATTTCCCCCAGTCGAATAATCTGAGCGAAGGCAATGCAGTAGCGATGCGGGTCAATCTG